TCTATTAGTAAGACTACAAGCGCGGCAACTACGGCTAACTTACTACTGGAGTCCTCCGAGCTCTCTATGATCGACCGAGTCGCAAAGGCTCAAGCGAGCGCCGATGCGGCCCGTATGAAAGCTCTTATGGACTATAACAATGCCCTAAATAGAACTGGCACAGGCTCAGATTTTGGCGGTAATAAACTAGGCAGCTTAGTACCTAATTTTGTACCGCCTCAGTGGGCACAAGATTTAGCGGCTGGGGTTATAGGTGGGGTAAATCCGGGATTTGTAGGACCGATCCCTACACTGAACCAGCCCTCAGCTAATTACGGCTATAACCCTACGATGGGATTTCCGGGTCAAAGCGTAGAGGTAACTATTAACGCTGGCGTAGGAGATCCTGAGGCTATCGCTAGAGCCGTCGAGGATGTACTTAATCAGTCTACTTATAGAGGCACGTCGGTAAACCGAGGCGCTGGTAATTACGTACTATGAGCAGCTGGCTACCCGACTGGCGCATTACGGTAGGTACTACCGTCTACGATAACGTGTTAAGTGTAAATATGGCTACTGGCCGCGATGATATAGACCTACAGTGCAACGCAGGCTACGCACGTATGGAGATCGTAAACCTCGATAACTCAGCCTTTGATATCGACGTAACCGATAGCCTTACCCTAGAACTCAAAAATAGCGCCGGCGTATACGTACCGGTGTTCGGCGGTGAGGTATCCGATTTTGGTATCTCGGTGCGCTCGCCTGAGGAGACCGGGTTTATAACAATTGGTAATATATTGGCCGTAGGATCTCTAGCCAAACTTACTAAAGCTCTTTTCCCCGATGCCCTAGCTAAAGACTATGACGGCAACCAGATCTACGACGTATTAAATGAGCTGCTTATAAATTCGTGGTTTGAGGTAGCACCGGCTTTACAGTGGTTTGACTATGACCCTACGACTACGTGGGCTAATGCAGAAAACGTAGGACTAGGCGAGATAGATCAGCCTGGACTCTACGAGATGATCTCTCGATCAGCTGAACCGGCTAGCAGCTATAACCTCTGCGCTCAAATAGCACAAAGCGCACAAGGCCAGATATACGAGGATAAAGCCGGTCGAGTTTGCTACGCCGATACTGACCATCGTACACAGTATCTATCTACCTACGGTTATACGACTTTATCGGCTAACTACGCTATCCCGTCTACGGTTAAGACGATCCTACAAATAGGCAAGATCCGTAACTCTTTAGTATTTAACTACGGTAATAACTACGCCAGTCAAGCTACGGCGCTAGATGCTACCTCGATCGCTAACTATGGCCGCTATCAGCGAGCCGTTACGACTAACCTCCATAACCTAGCCGATGTAAATACGCTTATGAATCGAGAGCTAGGGTTAAGAGCTATCCCTCGAGAGCAGCTACAAAGCATTACTTTTAGACTCGATAACTCAGAGCTACCCGACGCCGAGCGAGACGAGCTTATAAACGCGTTTTTTGGTCAGCCGGTAATAATTAACGATCTACCTATAAATATGTTTAACGGCTCTTTTAATGGCTTTGTAGAGGGGTACGCTATCAGAGCTACTCCGGGTTATGTAGATCTAACCCTGACCCTAAGCCCTACAGATTTCTCGCTGGTCGCGCCACAGTGGGACACAGTTAGCCCGTCTAACCTAGTTTGGACTGGGGTAAATGCTACTCTTATCTGGCAAAATGCTTTTGGAGGTTTAACCTAATGGCAACTACTACGCCTAATTTTAGCTGGCCCGTACCTACCTCGACCGACCTTGTAAAAGACGGTGCTACCGCGATCGAGGCTCTCGGTGACTCTATAGATGCCTCACTCGTCGATCTTAAAGGCGGCACAAGTGGACAGGTATTAGCTAAAAACTCTAATACCGATATGGACTTTGTTTGGGTGACCGATGCTGCCGGTGATATTACCGGCGTTACTGCAGGTACTGGTATTTCAGGCGGCGGCACAAGCGGCACCGTAACTATTACTAACTCTATGGCTACTGCTATAGATGCGAAAGGTGATCTCGTTGCCGGTACTGGAGCCGATGCCTTTTCACGTTTAGCAGTAGGAGCAAATGGTACAGTGCTAACGGCTGACTCAGCGGAGGCAACCGGCCTCAAATGGGCAGCGGCAGCGAGTACATCATCCTCATATTCACTTTTGGGTAGCGCGGCTCTTACTGGATCGACGACTATTACAGTCTCTGGACTTTCAGGTTATAACTCTATGTTTATTACAGTAGATGGAATGTCTACAAATACTAATTACTCTTTTATTACTTTTAAGTTTAACTCGGCCTCGGCTAATCATTACGCATACGGAAATAAAATACAGTGGCAATCGGTCTACGGCGCTGGACTTGTGGCAAATATTAACCAAAGCAACGTAGGAGCTATCCAATATGGGCGTATGCCAAATAATACCGGAGCAACAGGTAATGGCACTATACAAATTAGCGGTGCAAATACAAGCGCCGTAAAACCATTTCTTTTTAACGCCGGATTTGAGCCGGGCGGCGGGTTTTACGATATGGAAACAGTAAATGGCGGCGGTTATTTTAACGCGGCCGCAGTTATTTCATCCATTAGTTTAATTTCTTCTACTGGTAATTTTGATGCAGGAACAATCTCAGTCTATGGAAGCGTGGTCTAATATGTATCAGGAAAAGATTTTCGATATTACGACAGGTAAAGAAACTATCCGCCCTTACACAAGTGAAGAAGTGGCAGAAGTTGAGGCCGCTATCGAAGCAACAAGGCTTGAGCAAGAAAACAAAGTTAACGTCAAGTCTCAAAAAGATACAGAGCGCCAAGCAATTTTAGATAAACTTGGTATCACTGCCGACGAAGCGGCTTTACTACTTTCATAATGCTGAAAAGTTATAACGGATACCCGGCCTCTAAGGATCCGGACGAGATAAAAATAAAGTCCTACCCGGTAAAGGGTACGGATCGTAAGCTTAAGTGCGCCGAGAGTGTGGGCCCACTCTTGGCCGCTTTCGCTGCCGAGTTTCATACGCTGATCGAGCCGATCGATGAGAGTACATACGATGACTGGGGCTACGCCTTTAGGATGGTGCGCGGATCTACTGACCGTTTGAGCTGCCACTCATCCGGTACGGCGATCGATCTAAACGCTACAAAGCATCCACTCGGTAAGGCCGGTACGTTTCCGGCCGAGAAAATACCAATGCTACGAGCTCTAGCTAAAAAATACGGCCTTAAGTGGGGTGGCGACTTTAAGAGCAGACCCGACGATATGCACTTCGAGGTAGAAATCTCATCGGCCAAGGCTAAAGCCTTAATCGAGAGTTTAGGTTTATAGTTAGACAAATAATAAGGGCGCGAAAGGTAGACCAATGAAAGAGCAGGCTATCGCCGTCGCTAAATCGTATCTACGCCACGCTGCCGCGTGCGCCGGTGCGCTTTACTTATCAGGCGTTACAGATCCACAAGTATTAGCTAATGCGTTTATCGCTGGGCTAATCGGTCCATTACTAAAAGCACTGCAACCGTCGGAGAAGCAGTTCGGGGTTAGTAAGTAATGGAAAAGGCTCAGCTCGCAGTAGGTATAGCTTTGGGGAGCTTTACTATTTTGGGGCTGGGAGCTGGGCTTATCCGACACTTTGTAAAGTTTTACCTATCAGAGCTCAAGCCAGACGGTAACGGTGGCCATAACCTACGCGGTCGTATCGACCATATCGAGGTACGGCAAGAACGTATGGATGCCAAAATAGACAAGATCTACGAAATATTGCTCGAGACACGCCTCGCCAAATAGTTGCCTTATGTCAGTTAGTGGTCTCATACTGATACCACACACGCCGAGAGGGCTACTCGGGTAGTAGCCTCATCGGCCTTAACAAAGGGCGATATATGAACAGTGCAGACTTCTTAATAGTCTTTGCAGTAACGGCAATTATGGCAGCGTTTATCAAAGCTGCTTATACCTTAGGTTACCGACAGGGCCACGGCGAGGGTTACTTACGTGGCCGGGCGATCGTGCAAGCTCTCAAAGATAAGAGCCTAATCTAATGGGGTTCTTAGATAACTATGAGGACGTGAATAGCAGGATCAAACGCTTTAGGCTTGAGTTTCCGTCCGGGCGCTTAGTCGCTTTCATCGAGGACATAAACCTAGATAAGGGCACCATCCTTGTAAGAGCTGAGGCTTATCGTGAGTACGAGGATGCCGTACCTAGCGCAGTCGATTACGCCTATGGCAACGTAGCGACACTCCCTCAAAATATGCGTAAATGGTTTATCGAGGACTGCATAACAAGCGCCTACGGTAGAGTTATCGGCCTTTTAACGCCTAGTGATTTTGGTAGACCTACCGTACAAGATATGCAAAAGGTAGAGACCGCTCATACTGAGCCTGATCCGTGGGCTACTCACGCAGCTAATGAGGGTATACCTACTATGGCTACGGCTATCGCTGAGATCCAACAGGGGCTAGGCGGTGAGTTACCGGGTGAGCCTCCTCGATGCGTACACGGTACGAGAGTGTGGGCTCAAGGTACCAGCGCTAAGACCGGCAAAGACTGGGCTGCGTGGAGATGCACGCAGAATAACAAAAACACACAGTGCGACCCGATTTGGCAAGTAGTGGGCAGCGACGGAAAATGGAAAAACCAAGAATGACCGAGCAGGGGTTATTTGATTACATCAAAGAGACATACCTCGAGGATCTAGTTAAGTCCGAGCATACTTACGAGTATATAGATGCAACGAGTAATGGCTATAGGCTTGTCATAGAGCTTAAATGCCGGCATATTCATTACGACGATCTCATACTCGAGAAGGATAAATACGAGTCACTAATGCAACAGGCCGAGGCCCTCGGGTTTACGCCGTTTTACATTAACTCAACGCCTGAAGGCATATACGCGTTTAACCTACGCAAAATAAAGGTTAATTGGAAAATCAAGCGCTTACCGTCAAGCACCGTAGACAAGGGGCCAGCGGTCGATAAAGAAATAGCGCTACTAAATATAAAAGAGGCGGTAGCTTTATAATGGGAGAGATGACGTTTATTAAAAATGGGATCGCTACAAAGATCCACGATAACGGCGATATCAGTAGCGCACCAGCTGAGCGATGCGATGGATGCCAGGAGCTCAAGTCGGGCGATTTTGGCTTTAAGGTGATAGACATATCCGGCATCGTAATTCTATGGTTATGCGAGGATTGCCGAAAATGACTACATATAAATACGAGTGCAGAGCTTGTAAAAGGGTTACAGACCAGATCGAGCGCATCATTACGGATAATCTGCCGCCGTACATAAAAACCCTACAGTGTACAAAGTGTGGGGTAATAGGTGTGTGTATGGTCGGGGAGCCTAGCGATGCCGACGTATGAGTATGAGTGCATTAGCTGCAATATCCGCTATGAGACTACTGCGCCGATAGGTGAAAACGTAGCGCCTATATGTTGCAGCCTTACAATGAGGCAGATCTATAGCGTGCCCGGTGTCAGCTTTAAGGGTACGGGCTGGGGTAGCGATAAATGAAACCCTGGGGCCAACAAAATATACGCTGCGTGCGATGTAAGAATAAAACCGTACTCACGTATGAAACTCGAGAGGATCAAGAGATGCCTGGCGCTTATTGCGTGCGCTGGTTCGAGCGTTTATGCCGGGTCTGCCTCTATTGGTCTGCCTTCATATTGCTTAATAATGGGCAAGATAAGATAACGATAGGCTCTACATATGAGCAATAGTTATCCACAGGAGTTATCCACAGGCAGGGATAAAGTGTGGAGGACACGCAGGGCATACGCTCAAGTTATCCACATATTTGACTATGTACTTGACACACGATTACGCTCTACACTCGCAGGCGAGCCGCTGAGGCGGATAGCTCGCAGGCGATGTATAGCGTTAGTGGGCGGCCTATTGCTATTAGTAAATAGCCCTCAGGCAGTAGCGGTAAGTACTGCAAGAGATGTTAATAACTACAAGCTATATGCTCATATGAAGCTTAAAGATGCTAAGCAATATAGATGCGTAGAGCTGCTCTGGAATAAAGAGAGTAACTGGAATCCTCGAGCAGATAACCCTAAATCCACTGCCTATGGAATACCTCAGCTGCTTAAGCTTAAAGCTAAAGATCCATATATACAGATAGATCTAGGACTTAAGTACATAAAGCACCGGCACCTCACGCCTTGCAAGGCCCTAGCCTTTCACCGTATGACTGGTCATTACTAATGGTGCAGGGTAGACACGATCCACGCTTAACGCGTAAGTACAAAGCCCAGCGGCTGATAGTCCTAGCTCGAGATGGTTACGTGTGCTATTACTGTGGACAAGATGCTAATACTGTGGATCATATAGTAGCTATCAAGAATGGTGGAGACCCTATCTCGTTAGAGAATATGATCGCTTGTTGTAAAAAATGTAACTCATCTAAAGGTTCACGCTCACAAGGCG